CGCCACCCACGAGAGGACGACGATGGCACTCCCACCCGGCCACCGCGGTACGTCGACCAGAACGACGGCCAACTCGCCGAATCACAGGATGCCATCGGAAACGTCGCGAACGAGCTCCTGTTCGTTCCGAATCCTTCCCCGCTCTCGAAGTACTACGGCATTCCAGACTGGGTGGCCGCGATTCGGACGATGGTGGCCGACGCCGAGGCCGAGCGGCACAACCGAGAGTTCTTCGAGTGGGACGCGATGGGGCAGTACTTCGTCATCGTCGAGGGGGGCGAGCTGACCGACGAATCCCGCGAGGACGTCCGGAACATGATCAAGGGCCTGCGAGAGAACGACGGCCGTCGGGTGGCCGTCCTCGAGGCCGAGGAACTCGTCGACGATGCGTTCGACGACACCTCGGATGTGAGCATCCGTATCGAGCAGGTCCAACAGCACTCCGACGAGGACATGGCCTTCGGCGACTTCCGCCGGCTGAACGAGCACGAAGTGGCGAAGGTCCACGAGGTGCCGCCCCAGCTCATCGGCGTCATGGAGTCGGCGAACCGGTCGAACTCCGAGGAGGCCATTCGCGACTTCGTCACCGAGGTCGTCCAGCCCCGCCAGGAACGCTTCGCCGGCCGGCTGTTCCGTATCATCCACCAGCGCATCCTCGGCGTTACCGACTGGACGATCGAGTTCAACACCAAGGGTGCACGCAACGAGCGCGAAGAGGCCGATATCGCGGCGACGCTGATCAAGAGTGCCGGCCCCGCCATGACCGTCAACGAGGTCCGCGAACTCGCCGGTGAGGAACCGCTCGACACACCGATGGGGCAGATGCTCATGTCGGAGCTTAGCCGTGGCGGCACTCCGGCCGGTGGGGTCGGGGCCGTACTCGAACAGGCCATCGACGAGCGCGTCGACGAGGCGACCGGCGATCTCCTCGACACTATGGTGACCGAGCGCCGTATCGAGGCTGGCTCGCGGGCCGACTGAGATGCCTATAGGGCGCTCACTGCTCGCGAAAGACGGCGTGGACTTCCCGCCTGAGGTCGAGCGCGCGTTCCAGTGGTTCGTCGAGAACTACGGCGGAGCGATGGAACCTATCCGCGAGGACGTCATCGCAGCAATCCAGGCCGGCGATATCGACCCATCGGCCCTGGAGGGCATCCGCCCCGAGATTCAATCGCGCATCGGGTCGTACACGAACGATATCGATGTCATCTACACCGATGGGGTCGAGCGCGGCCTGTTCGCCGGCCGGGAACTCACCGTCCGCCGAAACCAACTCGACGTCGCGTTCGACGTCGTCCCGCAGTCCACACTAGACGCGTTCGACGCGTACGCCAGTGAGGCGACCGGCGAGGTGCTGGAGACGCTTACGGATGACGTAAGTCGGCTTATTCGCGGCGCGCACGAGGAGGGGCTATCCATACCTGACATCGCCGATCAGGTCGACGACGCGTTCGACAACCGTTTCGAGAGCTGGCAGGCCGAGCGAACGGCGCGGACTGCCACGATTAGCTCCTCGAACGCGGGTGCGGACTCTGCCTATCGAGACTCGGATGCCGTCGTCGGGAAGGAGTGGCTCGCCACGAACGACGGTCGCACTCGTGACGCGCACTCGGAGGCCGATGGACAGATCGTACCCTACGACGGGACGTTCCTCGTCGACGGCTACGAAGCACGGTACCCGGGCGACCCGAGCCTCCCAGTCGAGCAGATCGCCAACGAGCGTTGTACGACAGTCGCCGTCTTTGCCGACCAGCTCACCGCTGACGAACTGACGGCCCTCGAGGCCGGTAAGCGAATTCGGGTGTGATCACGAATGGACACGATACCGATGACCGCACGCCTCGCCGGGGCCACTGCGTGAGGCACCATTCCGGCACTTCTCACGACTAATGAGTACCGACTCTTCCGGCAGCCGCCGGTTCGAAAAGCACGTCCGCATCAAGGCTACCGACGATGACGAGCAGGTCAGCACCGGGCTCGTCCTCACGCCGAACGAACTCGACGGCCAGCTCGACTTCTTCGATACCGATGGCGTCCGAGCGATGTACGCGTCCGATCCCGATGACGGAGTGATGCACGCTGTGTTTCCCGAGGATGACGCAACGCTCCTGCGAAACGAAGTGCTCGAGGAGGACGAAGTCATCGACAGCCATCAGTTCGACGCAGGCGACTGGGTCATCCGCCGGCAGTACACCAACCCCGACCGGTGGGCGCTGGTAAAGTCGAACGTCCTCAACGGCTACTCCATCGGCGGTCAGGTGACCGAAACGATCGAGTACGACTCGGTCGGCGATTTGCCCGACTCGGTCACGATACCCGCCAGTGTCGATCCAGGGTCCGTCCCCCAGAAGTACCACCCCCCGACGCAGATTCTCGATGGGAGCGTCGACGAAATCAGCGACGTGGACGTCCCAGCTGTCCCGAGTGCGACACACGCCGTGGTGAAAGACGCCGGGCTGGCAAAGGACATCTTCTCCGACGTCGAGGGGCGCGAGGAGTTCATCGCGCTGATGATTGCCCGTGGGGCGACCGAGGATGGTGCGGACAAACTGTACGACTACATGGACGGTGTCGCCGACGCCGAGAAGGCGACGCTCACACCCCCGACCGATGAGATGAGTCATCAGACCGACGACGACAGCAACGACCTCTCCGACGTGGACGACGCCACGCTCGGGAAGAAACTCAAGCAGTTGTTCTTCGGCAAGAGCGAGACAGGGGCGACCGACACCGATGACGGTGACGCAGTCCCCGAACTCTCCACGACTCGAACGGCGAAGGCCCTCTATGTCGCGAAGGAGGGCCGAACGCTCAACGCTGAGAACCGCGAGGCGTTGATGGCCGCTCACGATGCCATCGAGACGGCGCTCGCGACGGACATGGAGTTTCGGACGAACCGCTTCACCGACGACCCCGACGTCGACTTTTCCGTCGACGACTACGCCGCGAAGGCGGCCGACGTCGAGAAAGACCTCACTGACGCACAGGGACTGCTCGTCGGCCAGGCTGTCCAGCAGTTCGTCGACGCGCAAGGTGACGCCGACGTCGGCGTCCTCGAGGAGTGGGCGTGGAACATGGGCGAGGAGATGGACGCCGACCTCCGAACGGCGCTCGATATCGCCCTCGACGACTACTTCGAGTCGACCCACCCACACAGCCAGTCGGTTCTGGACTCGTTCGTCCCGTGGGTGGCCGGCCAGGTGGAGGTGAGCCTCCCCGAGTCGATGAAGGCGCTCACATCTGACGAGTCGGCGGAATCCGACAGCGACACGACGGCATCAATGTCTACCGACGACACCACCACCGACGACGATTCGGACAGTACGAAAGACGCCCCAGAGTGGGCCAAGGCGCTCATCGAGCGCGTCGACGACCTCGACGAGAAGGTCGACGACATCGAAGACGGCGAGGACGCCGAGAAGTCCATCGAGGACGCTCCCGAGTGGGCACACGACCTCAGCGAGAAGGTCGAGGACCTCGGCGAGCGTGTCGACGCGGTCAGCAAAGCGACCGCCGGCACGCAGCAGGCCGGTGGCAGCGAGGAGACGATGAACGAAGACGACCTCTCCACGACGGAACGGCAGAAGCGCGAACTGTTCGGGCTCTCTGGAGGTGACGCCTGATGGCAGGGAGTGCGCGACGCCAGAACCAGCGAGCGATGCAGAAAGACATCACGACCGATGGGCAGCTCTCGGGCGGCGTCCTCCCTCGGGAACTCTTCAACGAGTGGTTCGAGGAGGTCCAGAACGAGACGACCGTCCTCAACCGCATCCGGACGGTCGACATGCCGCGGCCGAAGATGACCATCCCGAAGATCGGGGTGGGCGAGCGGCTGATGAGTAAGTCTGGCGAGCGTCAGAACAACGCCGAGACCGACGCAGTGTCCACGGCTGGCGTGGACATGGACGCGGTCAAGACCGACCTGAAGTGGTCGCTGCCAGAAGAGGCCGTCGAGGACGTCCTGGCCGACGTACCTGACATCGTCCTCTCGAAGATGCGCCAGCAGTTCGCCGTCGACGCCGAAGACCTCGGCGCGAACGGGACGACCGAGGCGGCCAACCCATCGGGGTTCGAGGAGATCAACGAGGGCTGGTTCCAGCTCGCCGCCGACCGGAACTCGCCGGTCTACTACCACGACGCTGCCGGGGACGGGACGGGCACGGCGCAGGTCATCTCGACCGAGATGTTCGACGGTGCGTCGCGGAAACTCGACTCGAAGTACCTTCGGACTGACCCGGCGTTCTTCGTGAATACGAAGCACGTCCAGCAGTACTTCGGCGAACTCGCCAGTCGGAACGACGGCCTCGGCGTCGCTGTCCTGCAGGGTGACACCGACGTCAACCCCTTCGGGTACGACATCATCGGCTCGCCCGTCTTCCCGACGGACAGGGCGCTGTTCACTGCCCCCGAGAACCTCATCTGGGGGCTCCACCGCGAGGTCACCCTCGAAGTGCTGGAGAACTCCGACGAGACGTTCGACCTCGACCTCCACGGGAAGTACAAGCTCTCCGCTCGCCACGACTACCAGATCGAGGACGAGAATGGTGCGGTGCTCGTCGAGGGCATCACTGACCCGTCGACGTGATTCCCTCATGAAACTCTCCGTCACTGAGGGTGCGCCGCTGAACCTGTCGTACCCCTACACCGACCGGCTCGCAGTGGGCGATGTCTTCGAAGTGGACGACGAGAAGGGGGAGGCCCTACTCGAAGCCCACGACTACCTCGCTCGGGCACCGAAAGATGCGGCCGTCACCGACGACTCTGACGAGGACGACCCCCGAGAGACGGCCGCCGAAAGCGACGATCCACCTGCCGACGAGGACGACCTCACCGAACTGGACGGCGTCGGGCCGGCCCGCGCGGACGAACTACGCGAGGCGGGCTATGAGTCGTACGCCGACCTTCGAGCGGCGAGTGCTGACGAACTCGCGGCCATCGACGGCGTGAGCGAGGACGCTGCCAGAGCGTGGCAGGCGTCACTCGCCGCCACCGAAGGCGAGGCGGAGTAGATGGCCGACGCCGAGCGCTACCTGACGACCGACGAGGTCCGAGGCGAACTGCCGTTCGATGCCGCGGACTTCCCGGTCCAGAGCGATGCTCAGTTCGACTCGGCGCTCACCCGCGCGCTCGACTCGGCGTCGACGCTCGTCGAGTCCTGGAGTGATACCGTCTACGCCACCGAGACGATGACGGCGACACTCGCCCGTCCCGCCCACGTCCCCGAGCACGACCTACCGCTACCCGAGCGGCCGGTGCAGTCGGTCGCGTCCGTGACGGCGACCGTCCGCGGGACCGAGCACACGCTCGTCGAAGACGACGACTACGTCGTCGAGGACACACACCTCGAGCTCGTCGCCGAGCCGGCCTCGGGTATCGACGCCTGGCCGACCGAGCGGCGCTCGGTGACCGTCGAGTGGACGTACGGCTACGAGTCGCCCCCCGAGCCGGTCCGAGAGGCGATTATCCGCCTCACCCGGAACGCCCTCGACCAGATCGAGACCGACGGCATCAACACCGAGTCGAGCTGGCAGTACCGGCCGCCGGCGAAGCTCAAGCGCGAGTGCGCCCAGATGGTGAACACGTACGACGCACCCAGCTACTACGGAGGTGCAGCGTCCGTATGAGCCGCTACATCTGGACATCCGAGACCCCGCGCATCCGGTCGGACGGCACCCGAATCGAGGAGGGCGAGGAGTTCGACCCGACCGACCATGAACAGCGCGTCTGGCCCGATCGGATGCGGCCGGCCGACGGGACGTGTGACGTTGAGCTCTCCTCGGGAGACCGTGCTGGTGAGCGCTGCGGGCGGGACCGCCCCTGCCCGTACCACGACGACGTCGGAGGCGAGTAGCACCGATGGGCCGCCATCGGACGCGTCAGAAGGCGACGCACGAACTGACCGCAGAGCGTGATGTCGCGACCGGCGAGGACGAGTACGGCTCGCCCACCTACGGCGACACCGAGACTGTCCTCACCGACGAGCGCGTCGAACTCGACACCGGCGGGACGTCGTTCGTCCGAGAGTCGACCGGCGAGCGGGTCCAGCGCGCGCCGACCGTCGCAGGGCGAGGTGAGCTCGCCGCTCTCCTCGAGGAGGGCGACACCGTGACGCTGACACCACTCGCCGACGGTGGCGTCGAACTCTCGGACCTCGAGGTACGGAGCATCGACGTCGAGTACGGCCGGCGCGCTCGCGTCGGTGAGACGACGGTCGAACTGGAGTCTATCTGAACGGATGCACCTCGACCTCAGTTTCGAAGGCGAAGACCCCGAGACACGGGCTCGGAAGATGCGCGCGCTGATGGAGGATCTCGACCGACGGCTGGCCGCAAAGGCTGAGCTCATCGGAGTGCAGGTCATCGCCACAGCCAAGCGGCTCGTCAGAGTCGATACAGGGCGACTCCGGGCGAGTCTCGACTGGGAGGTCGACGCGGGGACGGTCGGTCAGCACGCCATCGCGGTTGTGATGGGGACGAACGTCGAGTATGGTGAGTACGTCGAGATCGACTACCCGTACCTTCGGCCGGCCATCCGCATGGAGTCGAACACCATCACCCGCCTCGTCGAAGAAGCCCATCGCGAGGCCGTCGAGGCGGTCGCGTGAGCGCCAACCAGTCCGACCGCGCGAGTGGACGCCGACGTGAGCTCCGTGCTGACGTCCTCGAGCGCCTTCGAGCGCACACGCCTCTGACAGACCGGCTCGAAG